TGCAGCTTATCGTGCGCACCGCGCCGACCGGGTTGTCGCCGAGGTAAACCACGGTGGCGAGATGGTCGAGGCGACCTTGCGCGCGATCGATCCGAACTTGCCCTTTGCAGCCGTGCGCGCCTCACGCGGCAAGGTTACCCGGGCCGAGCCCGTGGCGGCGTTTTACGAGCAAGGCAGGGTTCACCACCTCGGCACCTTCCCGCAGCTCGAAGATCAGATGTGCGGCTTTGTGCCCCGGGGCCATGGCGATGTCGACCGCCGCTCGGCGGGACACTCGCCCGACCGGGTCGACGCCCTGGTATGGGCGTTGACCAATCTCCTGCTCGAGCCGATGTCGAACCAGGGAATCTTCGACCTCTATCGCCAGCTCGCTGAGAAGGCCCGCTCGTAGTGGGTCGTCATCGCCCTCACTCGCTTCGCTGCGCTCAGCACCCTCTCCCGCACTGCGGGAGAGGGGGGGACCCGACCCGCAGGGCGGGGTGGGTGAGGGCGTGTTTCGAAAGGAGACCATAGATTGACGCTCTTGGTCAAAGACGCGAACACGACAACCCAGCCGATTTCGACGCAGCCCGATGTCGCGGGCAATCTCGTGCCGGTGCACGCACCGGCATCGGTGGTCGGCGGCATCGCGACTCCGGTTGGCCCAACGGCACCTCTTCCGGTCATTAATACCGGGGGCGCCGCTGCAATCGACGGCAGCGCGACCGTAGTCGCGGGGGGTACGGCGCAGACGCTGTTTGCCGGAGTCGTCCCGATCAACGGCTATCTCGTCGCCAACAATTCGTCGGCGATCCTGTACGTGAGCGATGTCGGCTCTGCGACATCAGGCGGTGCGTCGATCCCGATCGCTGCGGGTGTCGTGTTCATGACCCCCTCGGGATATAAGCCGGCTGGTGCCGTCAGCCTTTGGGGTGGCGCAACCGGCCAGGCCTTTGCGGCGCGCAGGTGGTGATGCCGCTGCTTGCCCTCAGAGGCTGACCGAAAAATGAGTCTTGCAATGGCAATCGCTCATTCGTCATTCCCGCGAAAGCGGCCCCCGGGTGACGCCGGCTCTCGACCGTTGCCAGCGAGGCCCGGGGGCAGCGACACTTGGGCCCAGGAGCTATCCCTGGACCCCCGTTTTGGCGGGGATGACGCTAACCCATTGGTGAAACGGCTGCTGTGGCTTGCTGCATTCGCCTTCGGGCTCGGTGTTGCGTTGCCCAGCTTTGCGCAGTTGCCGGGCAATTTCTCGACATTGTCAACTGCCGGTACGGCGACGATGGGCGGCGACGTGCTGATGTGCTCGGGACGCCCTTGGATCGATGTGCGTTGCAATGGTGCCCTCGGTGACGGGAGCCATGACGACACGACAGCGATCAACACCACGATCGCGACGGCGATAACCAACAACTGGCCAGTACATATTCCGGCTGGCACCTACAAGGTCACCTCGGCGATCTCGATCGACTACGCCGGTCAGGCATCCAAGGGCTTTCGGCTGATCTCGGAGGGGGCAACGATCGACGGCCGCGCGATCGCTTCCGGTCCGGTGCTGCAGATCCAGTGTGGCGGCGGCTCAACCAGCAGCCCAACCGGATGCTTTTACTTCAAGGAAGAGGGAAGCCTATTCGTCAACGGCAGCGCCCCGACTTATGCGGTGGTGCTCGGTAAGACCGATTTCTCTGACGCGCATAATTCCGTGAAGATCGATCATCTGATCGTAAATAATACCAGTGTAGCGCCGAGCGCCGGCGGATGCCAGTTTAACTTCGTTCTCGACAGCGACATTTACGCGATCTGCGTGTCAGCGGGAGGGGCCGCCGGCCTGGCGCTCGAACAAACACAATTCTCGCGGATCTCAGGCGCCGGCACAGCGCAGGGCATCGGCGGCAGGAGCCTGGTGCTCGAAAATGGATACAATTTCAGTAACACGTTCTTCGCGCTCGATCTCGAGGTCTCGCCGACCTGCCTGTCGATCACCTTCAATCACAATGGCCTCAATACCTTTGTTTCGCCCTATTTCAACTGCCAGACCGCGGTCAACGCGACTGCCAGTATCGGCAATGTGCTGATCAACCCAAACTACGGCGGCGCAACGATCAATTTCGGGCCGTCCTCAACCGGGATCACTGTGATCGGAGGCGGGTCGCGCAGCCGATGGTATTTCCCGTCGACCGCGAGCTATACGGCGGCCCCCGTCGACGACGGACTTAATATCTCGAGCTACAATGCGCCCGGCACATCGCTAGCCGTAACCCTTCCGGCCGTTGGCAGCGTGAACCCTGGCTGGACGATGACCTTTGCGACCGACAACGGCAAGGGCATGACGGTGACTGCTCCGTCCGGGGCGATCTTGTCGGGCGGTAAGGCGGTGTCATCGATCGCCCTTGGCCCCGGTAACTATGAGAACGTTGCCCTACAGTCCGACGGCAACAATTGGCGCATGATCTCCTCGACACGAAACACGCGTCTGGTCAACGGTTTTGATCCACCTCCCTGGCCCAGCAACTGGCTCTACCCCTCGACCTCAGGCTATGCAGCGACATTGGGGGACAACGGCAATACCCTGTCGAGCTTCAACACGACCGCAGGACTGAGCGTGACCCTGCCCGCGACGACGGCGTTACCGACGGGATGGAGTATGGGTTTTGCCACCGACAGCACAAAACCCCTGTCGGTTTCGGTCAATGGGACGTCAGGCGGACATCTTGTCTGGCCTGGATCAGGCGCGTCGGCGACGACTCTGACTCTTGCTAATACCGCCCAGGGTGCCTACGAGTTTCTGGTTCTGCAATACGACGGAGCCGGCAATTTTCGCGTCGTTGATGCAACGCCGGCGACGGCCCAGGCAATAGGCATGATCGGAGCCGGCGGGATCAGCCATTGGAGTTTCCCGGCTGTCAGCACCTACGAGGCGGCCGTCGCCGACAACGGCTGTGTGGTGTCAAGTTCCAATAGCCCACTCTCGTTCTTCGCGGTGACATTGCCGTCGACCTCGGCGATCCCGATGGGTTGGACGATCGGGATCGCCAGCGATAGCAACAAGACCGCGTCGGTTCAAGTGAACGGCACATCGGGCGGCCACATCTTATTTCCTGGCAGCGGTGGCACCGTGACCTCCGCGTCGCTGGCATCCGGCAATTACGAGCTCCTCGTACTGCAGTTCGACGGCAGCAACTTCCGGGTCGTCGAGGCGACACCGGCGACAGCGACCCAGATCGGGATCTCCGGCAACGCGCCCGGCATCAATCGATGGAGTTTCCCCGCGGTCGGCACCTACGCGGCCTCGCAAAGCGACAACGGCAATGCGGTATCGAACTACAATACTCCCGCATCCTCGCTGATCGTGACCTTGCCGTCGACGGCGTCGATCGGTACCGGCTGGATCATGGGCTTTGCGACCGACAACGGCAAGACAATGACCATCCAGGTCAATGGCGCCGCTGGTGGAAAAATTCTGGTCCCGGCAGATGGCGGCGTGTCCAGCAACTCGATCACCCTGGCGGTCGGTCAGAATCACGAATATGCAACGCTACAATTCGACGGCTCGAACTTCCGGGTTGTCGCAGCAACGCCGCAGACGCTCAACAATCTGGGCGGTCTGTTTAGCTCGAGTTCGCCGGCCTCATCCTCGGTCTGCACGACCAACCAGATGACACACGACAGCGATTTCCTCTACATCTGCACCGCGACAAACACCTGGAAGCGCGTGGCGCTCACGGGAGGCTATTGACGATGCCACCCGCCGGCGGAAAGCGCACTTCGTTGACGCAACTCGCTCCGATTGCGTCGTACACCTGGGGCGTCTGGGGAACGCAAAACGATATTACGCAATTTCGCGAAGTCTTTCAGCCCGACCAGGGGATCTTTTCCCCAAGCTATCCGCTGGTACCGCCCGAGCGCGAGCGGGTGCGACTGTGGGATTTTCCGGTCGGCTACAACACGATCTACACGCCGCGCTCGTACGAACCGGTCGGTTTCGACGAACTTAGGGTCTTGGCCGAGAGCCACGATATCACGCGGCTCGCGATCGAGACACGCAAGGACCAAATCGAGAAGCTCGAATGGACGATCAAATCGCGCGACGACCGCAACCCGGCGGCGGACGCTCCAGCGCGCATCGAGCGGTTGACCGAGTTTTGGCAGATGCCCGACGGCGAGCAACCCTTTGCAACCTGGCTTCGTGAGGCGCTCGAGGACGTGCTCGTGCTCGATGCGCCCGCCTTCGAGGTGCGCCGCAACCGCGGCGGCGATATCATCGGCCTCGATGTCGTCGACGGGTCGACGATTAAGGTGCTGGTCGACGACACCGGACGTCGGCCGCAACCGCCGGCGCCGGCATATGAGCAGGTGATCCACGGCCGGCCGTGGCGTCTGTTGAGCGACGCCGAGCTGATCTACCTGCCGCGCAACCGCCGCCCGCACAAGGCATATGGGTTCAGCCCTGTTGAGCAAATCGTGTTGACGGTCAACATCGGGCTGCGCCGACAGGTCATGCAACTGCAACACTTTACTGAAGGTAACGTGCCGCCTGGGCTGATGAACGCGCCGGACGGCTGGAACGCCGAGCAGATCCACCAATACCAGGAGTGGTTCGACTCCATGCTGGCCGGCAATACCGGCAGCCGCACACGGCTGCTTTGGGGACCGAGCGGCGCCAAGTATCAGGCCTTCAAGGAGGCCCCCTACAAGGATGATTTTGACGAGTGGCTGGCACGGATCGTCTGTTACGCGTTCTCGTTGCCCCCGACCGCCTTCACTCCGCAGGTCAATCGGGCAACCGCGCAGACCGCGCAGGAGGCGGCTCTCGAGGAGGGCCTGGCCCCGCTGACGGGCTGGGTCAAGCGGCTCGTCGATAGTGTCATCCAGAACCGGATGGGCCATAGCGATCTCGAATTCGCTTGGTTGGATGTGCGGCCGACGGATCCCAAGGACCAATCCGTAATCCTCACCAGCTATGTCAAGGACGGCATCTACACCCTGAACGAGGCGCGCGACGTCCTGGGACTCGATCCGGTCGAGGGCGGTGATGTGCCGATGTTCCTGACCGCTCAAGGGCCGGTACTGCTGCACGACCCTGTCGCGCCAAAAGCGGAGAGCCCTGCAAGCACCGTCGGCGAATAACCCGATCCTTTTTCCGACGCGTACGTGCGGGGCCGATAGCCGTCTCAGGGCTCTGTTGGCCCGTTCGGCTGCTCGAACCTGATGAATAAAAAACATCGGAGCCTCTGATGAGCGTGCTGCCATCCGACATCGTCGTCTATGGCGCGGCCAATATGCCCGAGACCGACGGCGCAACGATAGGCGGCGCGGTCGATTTCACTCGCCGTGTCGCGTTCTACGACATCACCCCGGCCGGCAGCGTAGATGTTATCTCGAGCTCATTGAGCGATACAGCGACCACGATCGCCTATTCCGGACGCGACGCGACCGGCGTGATTCAAAGTCAGACACTGACCTTGAACGGGCAGAGCTGGGTGACCGGGTCACAATCGCTCGAGCGGTTGCTATATGCCGCATTGTCAGGGGCGGCTGCAAACGGACCATTGGCCGACCCGGGTGGTACCCCCGCGGTCGGTGACGTGACGCTCGCTTCCCATAGCTGCGTGCTGCCTGCAGGATCGGTGACCACCGACGCGGCGGTGCGCACCGCGCAGGCTGGTTCAGCCAATCACAGCGGTACGACGCCGGCGCTGTTCAAACTGCAATCGGGCGACAGTGCCGGGGTCTCCGCAGGCCAGATTATTTGGACAAAGAGCGGCACCGGTGCGAACCAGTTGCGGCAGATCATCGCCACGGCGGGCTACGGCACCGATACGATCGCAGTCAGCCGCGACTGGGGAACGGTGCCGGACGACGCCACGACTTATAAGATCCTCCAGGGGATGCTGTTCGAGGTGTTGCCTAACCCAGTGACGGCAGTGATCCGCATGTTCTCGACTAGTGTGGCGGATGTGCCGGCCGGGTCGCAGCGTACCTTTTACGAAAAAGTTTTCGTTGTGAATAACAACACCGCGATGGCATTGACCGGCGCGCAAATCGAGTTGGCGAACGAGACGCCAGCCCTGCCTTTCGGCGCGCTCTTGGACTTGGCGCTGACGACGGCGCTCAACGACACCGGCACGGTCGTCAACCGGCAGACAGCGCCTTCCTCGGGCGTCGGTGCCTTCACCACGCAGCCCGCCTTTCTGAGCGTGCCGAGCCCGGGCAACCTGTCGTCCGGCCCCGCACCGAATGCAGCCGGAGCGCAAGGTGTGTGGCTGCGGCTGACCTTGCCGGCCGGCGCCACGGCCTACAAAGGCTCGGCCGACTTCCGGATCCAAGGGACGACGACCTGATAACAAGGGCGACCATGTCATGAGCAATCCTCTCAGCGTCGCCTCATTAGCGACGTTCCCACTCGGACCGGGCCAGTCGACCGACAACCTGACCGCGCTGCCGAACGGTCAAGCGAAAGGGCTCGGGGCTCTCGGCACGACCTTGGTACAATATTACGATGACATCGTCGCGCCGATCCGGATCAAATCCGGCTCGTCTGTTAGCGGATCAGGCATTGCCTCGCTGTTTCTGGTGTGCAGCGAGGACGGCGCGAGCTGGACGAACGGAATAAATCCGAGCTCGACTTCGGACCAGTCTTCGCTGATCGGGAGCTTAGCGTCACTGATGCCGGTAGTGACGGTGGCAGCGAACGCCGCCCTCTATTATTTCCCGGAGTTTTCGGTCTATTCGCTGCTCAACTTCATGCCGACTTATTGGTCGATAATTGTGTATAACCAATCGGGCGCGGCATTTGATCTCACGGCGGCGAATTTCTACGCCAAGCATTCGCTGGTGAGCTATGCGTAATATCTTGGCAGCAACTGTTGCAGCTACCTTGGTCGCTACGCTTGCTGTCGGTGTGGCGCGTTCGCAGGATGTATCGTTCAATCGGATCATCACGCTCGGCACGGGTCTGACGAATCAGGTCGGCGTGTGCAACACCGGGTTCCAGACGATCGGGCCGGCGGGCGGCACGCTATCGCCACAAAGCTGCGCTCAAGCCTACACAGCGGACCATACGGTCGTCCTTGGTGATGGAGTACAGCTCTATCTGGCCGACGGCACAACAGCCATCACCTTTAGCCTGGCGCGTGCCAACGGCTCAACAACGAGCGGGTCTGATGGCGTTGGGTTCTGCTTCGCCGACCTGTCGGGCCACGGATTTATCTTGTCAACAGCGGTATCCGCCTTCTCGGGCTTTCCGGGCATCAGCGGAACCTCGGCGACGTTCAATCCGAACACGTATGTCTGCGCGAGCTCGGACGGCAACGACCACTGGTCTCTAGCGGTGACCCCGGGATTGGCGACCACCAGCGCTTTCGGAATCGTCAAGCCCGACGGTATGACGATTACGATCTCGAATGGTGTGATTACAGCGACTGTGCCAGCCTCTGGCGTCAGTCGCGTAGTATCGAGCGGTACGACGGACTCCGCAACGACGACCGACGGTACGATCGTATGGAATAGCTCGTCGTCGTCGTCCAAGACCGAGACTCTGCCGCAATGCACCTCATCAGCCCCCATTGTCGGGCACACGTTCTGGGTCAAGGGCGCGAACGGCGACGAGGCAACCAACAACATCATTGTGCAAGCTGCTGGCGGTTCAACATTCGACGGGAACGGCAGCGCAATCATCAATGTGGCGCTCGGTGGTTACGGATTCCAATGTGACACAGCGGGCGGCAACTACGATGTGTTGGCTTACTATTCGGGGAACGGCGTTTTCGGAGGCGGCCCGACGCCATGCGGCGCACTGCAGACGGATTTCTCCCTGAGCACTGGATGCAATGTCGTAGCGCTTCCGATGATGCTTAGGTAACAGGAGCAGAAGACAATGAAATCAAGAAGCTGGATCAGGGCCGTAGCGCTTGCCGTGATCATCGGTTGCGGCACAGCGGCGCAGGCGGCGTGCCCGAGTCCGTTCACCGTGAAAGATTCCACCGGAACATCGCAGAATGTCGCCGAGATCAACGACGCGAGCAACAATTGCGTCTTTCCGAACGCGATCACGGATGGCAGCGGCGCGGCGAACCGTGCCGCTGTCAAGGCTGCGAACACGTCACCAGCCGCGACAGACCCGGCCCTCGTCGTCGGAATCTCGCCGAACTCCTTGGGATGCGCCGGCGCCAGCATCGCGAACACGACGTCGACACCGATCAATATCACGGCGAACACGCAGATCATCACTGGGGTATCGAGCAAGCAAACCTACGTGTGCAGTATCAACCTGGTCGCCGGCGCAGGAGACAATGTCGCCCTCGTTGAGGGGATGGGCACCATCTGCGGAACTAGCACGGCCGGCATAGCGGGTGGCGCGACTGCTGCCACAGGGTGGAACTTCGCTGCCAATGGCGGTCTGGCGTTGGGCAACGGCCTCGGCATTGTCGCGCGCACTGCGACGGCGGCTGACAATGTTTGCCTGCTTGTCAGCAGTAGCGGACAGATATCTGGCAGCATCGTGTGGGCGCAGTTCTGAACATGAAACGCGTCGTCCTAGTGGGGCTGCTCGCCTGGTTTTGCCTCGATGCATCGGCTTGGGCCAGCTGCGGCTTCGGCAGCAGCATAGGCGCCGGTCAGTGTCGCGGCTTCATCCTTCAGGGCACAACTATCTTCACGGTCCCCAGTGATTGGACCAGCACCAACAAGATCGAGGTGATCGGCGCTGGAGGTGGTGGGAGTGGCGGTAGCGCGGGCAACTACGGGACCGGCGGTGGCGGTGGCGGCTATTCGTCGAGCTCGAATATCGCCGGCCTCAGCGGCAGCCTGACCGTGCAGGCGGGTCTGGGGGGGACCGGCGGCACCACCGGCAACTCCGGTGGCGCCGGGACCGACACGTGGTTCAACGGTGCGTCGTGCGCCGCAGCGTCAGTCTGCTCGAAGGCTGGTGCTGGGGGCGGTAACGGCGCGCCAACGACGGGCGGAACCGGGGGCGCGGCCAGTGGTGGCGTCGGCACGACAAAGTACAACGGCGGGAACGGTGCACCAACTTCTGCGATGTACAGCAGCGGCAGCGCCGGGGGTGCGGCCGGTCCGAACGGGGACGGCGCGAACGGCAACATCGACAACCTCGCGGCTTACCCCTGGGGTGGTGCTGGTGGCGGTGGCTCGAGCGGCGGAAGCACGGGCGGCGCGGGCGGTAGCAGCGTCGGCGGTGCTGGCGGCAACAACTTTGCATCGACCGGCGGCGGCACGGGTGATGCCAGCGGCAGCGGTGGTGGCAATGGCACGAACGGCGGCGGCGGTGGCGGTGGTTACAACGCCACAGGTGCCGGGGGTGCCGGGGGCAACGGGACCGAGTGGGATTCAACGCACGGTGCTGGCGGCGGTGGCGGTGAGGGCGGATCCGATTACCCTGTTGGCAGCGGCACCGGGGGTGCCGGTGGCCTCTACGGCGGCGGCGGCGGCGGTGGGCAAGCCTCCAGTTCGGGAGGCAACGGCGCGAATGGCCTGATCGTCGTCACTTACACGCAATCTGGCGGCGCTACCGTAATGCCGATACGGATGCTCCTGGGCGTTGGAGACTGATGTGATGATGCGACGTGCCATCCTCGTGCTGTGCTTGGCGCTGATCGCCGGTAACGCCTGGGCGATCGATGGACTCTCGCCGACGATCACATCGCCAGCCGACATCGTGTCGCGTCGCACGACTCTGATCAACCAGGCGTGGGGGACGCCAACGCTCCCGACGACGCTCCCGACGGTCACGACCGGAATCGCGAACCCTTTCCCGGGCTACAACGTCGCCCGCGTCGACCAGTACGTCGCGTCGATGTCGAACGGTCAGACCAACACATCGAACTTCTACTGGGCGAGCAACCCGACCAACAACAGGGTTGTCATCCTCAACCCGGGGCACGCCAACACCTGCGACTGGACCAGTATATTCGCCGGGTACCAGATTCAGCCAACGCTCCAGGGGCTGCTCGGCGCCGGGTACAACGTCTTCGCGATGAACATGCCCGCCTGTGGCAATAGCATCACGCACAACGCCCTGTTCACGAGCTACGGCAATACCGCGATGAGCTACTTTTTCGAGCCCGCGGTGCAGGCGATGAACTATTGGGACGCCAATTACACGTTCCGTGACTACAACATGACGGGCCTCTCTGGTGGCGGCTGGACGACGACGATCCTTCCTGCCCTGGACACACGCGTGAAGATCAGCATCCCAGTCGCTGGCAGCTGGCCAGATTTCTACTTCAATTCTGCGATCACCTGTGGCTGTCTCGGTGGGGATGATGAGCAGTTCTGGACGAACTGGTTCACCGTGGCTGGTTACATCGATTTTTACATTATGTCGAGTTATGGACCAAACAGGCGGCAATTTCAGATCCTGAATTACAGCGATAGCTGTTGCTTTGGTAATTCTTTGTATGTGTCGGCCGGTGGACCAACCATATTTGGTGTTGATTTTTCGACATACTATAGGAATTACAGAACGAGCGTGGAGCAGCTTGAGACGGTCACGATGACATTCCGTTATGATGGCACGATCGACTATATCGCGAACCAGCACCAGATTTCATCGAACGCCCGGTCGATGATCCTGTCGATACTCGCGAGCACCGGTTCCGGAGGCTCCGGCGGGGGCCGTCGGCTGTTCCACATGTGGTAGGCGCCTAAGGATGGCGGGGGATGAATGTCAAAGATCCTACGCCGTCGCACGGCGGACGGGCGTGTTCGGCGGCTTCTACAGCCGACGCCGACGCTCAGTGTCATTCTGCGGCGGCGCACGGCAGACGGGCGTGTTCGGCGAATCTTGCGATCGGCTGCTGCGTCTCAAGTCGTCGTCAGCGTCATAACACCGGCGGGCGTCGAATCTCTGGCTGGGCAGGGGAGCGATAACGGCGCGCTCCTTGAATGGCTCACGCTGGAGCTGCACAGCGTCGCGATTCCCCTCGAATGGTTGCGACAGGCTGATAGAGTTGTTGCAGATCAGGCTGTGTCGATCGAGTGGTCGGCGCTGCCGGCGCTAGTGCGGGTGTCGCTAAAGCGTCTGCTTGCCTCCCCCGGCAGGCGACGCATCCTCAGCACACCCGGCCGCCGGCGTCTTCTTAAACGGCCGTAAAAGAGCGCCCAGCTGCACCATTCAGTGGCATCGCGGTGCCGGTTGGATCCAGTCTATACTATGAAAGAACTCAGTTATGCAAAAGCAACCCTTTGTTCCTTACGCATTTATAGCACTGTTGGCGCTGTCGGGATGTGCCGAAGTCGGCAAGCTCGCGACCGCCGACCTGACTAACGCGGCACAGGTCGCGACCCAGGGTGGTGACCCGCAAGGAGCAGCGTGCTGGGTGGCTTTGGGTCCCGTCGCCGATGCGGTCGAAACTACACCAAAGCCCGGCTTAGCTTCACTGGTCGAGGCCGATCGGCTCTTCGCGTCTGCTACGCAAGGACCAAATGCACCTTGCAACGCTGTTGGTGGCCTGATCCTGTCGATGGTCCTGCGAAAGGCCGTACCGTTCCCGCCTTGAAAGCCGCCAACTAGCTCGACCTTCTTCGGGAAGACAGCTTGCCGGCCTTCCCGGGCAAGCAAAGCGTCTGTGCAGTTTTCGGCGGTGTCCACCCGCTCAGAGGCCAACGAGGAACTCGGCTATGCGCTTGGAACCGCCATTTGATCCGATCGAAATCGGTGAAATCGACAACTTCGCTTTCGATTTTACCGCGGATATGGGTGCAGCGACGATGGTTTCGACAAGTTGGACCTGCGCGCTAGCCCCGTTCCAGACGGCCACGGACCCGGCGCCGCAGTCTCGGATATTGTCGGTCTCGACCCAGACAGCAATCCAGCTGCGCGCCCCGGCCGATGGCTCGCTGCAAACGCGTGCTGGGTTCTTCTCGGTCGCCTCGATCGGCGGCATGCCGACCACCGCGGCCGGCGGCACCTATATCCTCGAAGCCTCGGCCGCTCTAAGCGATGGCCGCATGCTCAAGCTCAACGCTACGGTCCTTTGCAAACCACCGGGTCCGTGACAGTCAGGAAAACTCGGCCATGAGCACTAAGCTGTTCGCATCTGCCCCCTACGCGCGGTATCAGACATCGGGCGCCTCGTACACGGCGGACGCGAAGGGCGTCATCGCCGCGGCGGCGACCGGCGATGTGATCGATCTGATCCGCAGCGGCTGCGCCATGCTGCCCGCCTATGACAACCTTTCGGCGACGACCGATCCAAGTGCTTCCGACGATCATACGCAGGATTATTCGGTCGGCTCACGCTGGCTCAACACCTCGACTAGCCGCGCCTGGACCTGCCTGTCGGCAGCGACCGGTGCCGCGATCTGGGTACTCGACGGCGTCGTCCCCGGGGTCGGTGTCGTGCCCTCTAGCATGCTGACATATTTTGGCAACGGAACCGGTACTATTCTCGCGGACGGCAATCTGAACCGCCAGGTCGGCAGCCCACTCACCGGCAATAATGCCGATACCGCCGACGATGTGCTGGCGAGTTACACTCTGCCGGCATCGAGCTTTGATGTCGCTGGCCGTGGACTCTGCATCACCGCCCAAGGCCGCACTGGAGCCACAACCAACGACAAGCGTGTCAAGCTGTGGTGCAATGCCACGATCTCTGCGGGAGTGGTTACCGGCGGCAACGTGATCGCCGACACGGGTCCGTGGGTCAACGGGACGATACCGAACAACTACGTCGGTTGGCAGCTGACGGCCAACATCTTCAAATACGGCCCTGCCAACTCTAATACGCAGTACGCGCAAGGAACAGTGATCCTCGGCGCCATCCAAGGCGGGATCGGCTTGCCGGTCTTCCCGACAGCGGTCGAGTCGGGCGCTATTGTCATTGCCCTCACGGGTTCGTCCTACACGACTGGCGCAGCCAATGACGTGGTTGCCACCTGGTTTGAAGTCAATGCGATGAACTGATCGAGTAACAGACATATGTTCCAGAAGACAGCGTTCCGGTGGCCACCCCAGCCCAGCACGGTCATCGGCCTTGGCATCCTCGCCGGCTCCGTCTGCTATTTCGTTACGGGAGACCCTGTCTGGGCGGGCGTCGCCGCGGCGGCGGTCAAAATTCTCGTTCCGGACAATTCGGGGGCGGCGGGCCAGGTGTTTGAAGCGATCGAGATACTGGCACAGGCGGTAGGCCGGCCGCTCCCGACGCTTTCGCAGCCAGCGCCTGTCGCCGCCGGCGACCGAGGATCTGATGCGGGATCGCTTGGTCGGGAGTCGTCGGGAAAATGACCAGCTACCGGACGCGCTCGCGCGGCTCATTGGCGGGATGTTGATTATGCGACTCTATGGCGCAATACAAAAGGTCGAACCTCAGGACGATGGAACCGTGCGGGTGCACGGGATCGCGTCGTCGGAGGTAGTGGACGACCAGGGTGAGATCGTTCGGGCTGACGCGATGCGCGCGGCGATCCCGGACTACATGCATTTCCCGGCACTGCGCGAGATGCACCAGCTCTCGGCCGCTGGGACGACGCTCGAAGCCGAGGTGGGTGACGATGGGGCGACCCGCATCGTCGCCCATGTCGTCGACCCAATCGCGATCGCCAAAGTTAGAACCCAGGTCTATCGCGGCTTTTCGATCGGCGGCCGAGTCACACAGCGCGAGGCCGGCAACCCCAAGGCTATCACCGGCTTGGTCCTCAACGAAATCTCGCTCGTTGATCGTCCGGCGAACCCGGAAGCGATTTTCGACTGCTGGAAAGCCGCCGCAGGCGTCCCTGGGCCAGGTCCTGGGGATCCAGTGCCATCAGCACCGGCTACGCGAGAGCTGCTAAACCCTCCGATTCAGATCTGGGCTTGTGGGGTGGCGGACCATCATCATCGCGGCAAAGGCGACGCGGTCAAATGTCTCGAAAGGCGCGCGCTCGGCGCAGCAGACCTTCACCTGCCGCCGTCTCCGCAAACGACTCTGACCTCGCCGCCGGGCGGCGAGCGAGACGCCGACAGTGCTACCAAAACCGAAGCCACGATCGACGCAGCAAAAAGGGCAATCGAGACAGCCGAAGGGGTGCTCGCCAAGCTTGCCCCTGGCGGGGAGCAGGGGGCTGATGACTGTGAGAATAGGATCACGTCCGGCAGTTCGCTCGGGGGCCACAAGGAACTAAATTACGCCGATCCAGGATACCAGTCGGACGGAAAGCCTCGTTACCCGATCGACACAGAGCGCCACATTCGCGCTGCCTGGAACTACGTCAACAGACCGAGCAACGCTCAGCGATACACTGCCGATCAAGTCGGCCGTATCAGAGCTGCCATCATCGCCGCTTGGAAGGAGAAGATCGACATCGAGGGGCCTCCCTCGGCCAAGGATGACGAAAGGGCATCTTCCGCTGCGCTAACCAAGGCGCTTCGTGATGTCGGTCACGTGGCTCAAATAATTCACGACCTCGCCTGGCTCCAGGATGCACTCGAGGTGGAGGCAGCGATCGAGGGCGATGACTCGCCGCAGCCGCCGCGGCTCCAGGCGATCATCACAGAACTGTGCGGCTTTCTGAACGCGCTAGTGGCCGAAGAAATGGATGAGCTTCTAGGCGATGCGCAACTGGATGGAGAGTGTCTCCCGCAGCGCGCTTCCGAATTGCTCGCAATGGCCGCCAGCGTGCCCGGAGCTGCGCGCATTGCCGCTCTCCTCAAGACAGGGAACCCGCACATGCAGAAGCTCGCCGCCGCTCTCCTCGCCAAGAGCTTGCCCTTGGCGAGGGCCGAGGCCAAACACTCGCAAGGTGACCAAGCGCTCGTGGACATGGCTCTCTGCGCTTGCGACAAATGCCTGAAGATCGACGGCCCGTCGGTCGAGGAGAAGGCGCACATGGTCGGGGCTTGCAACCATCTCCGCGAGGCCGGCGCGGCTCCGCGGGAGACTTCGACCGTCGACGCAGTGGGCAATATCGAGCATATGGCGCCGCAGACAGAGCCGCCGCCATCGGATTTCCACCTCGGTGACAATGCCACGGTGGACAGTTCAAAAGGGTCGGGCGCGATCGCAGTGGCGGGTGGCAAGCGCAGCCGCGCGCACCAGGACCTGATGGATATCGCCCATGAATGCATCAGCAAGCTGACCGGTGGGATGGCATGTTTTCAATTGTCTCCGAGTTCCGATTTGGGACCGGCGCCCGCAGGAAGCGCTGACACCGAAGAGGTCGCTAAGGCTGGGGCGCGCCATTCCGCCGAAACGATGGCGCACCTGCGCACGGCGCACGGCCACCTGGTCGCTGCCGGCGCCAAATGCGACGCTGCAGGTATCGGCGAAGAAGAGAATCAAGGCCTTCCCCAGGCGAAAGCTGGGCGCGCTGAACTTGAGTCAGTCAAAGCTTTACGGAGGGAAGACCTCGCCAAGGTGTTGGCCGACGAACGGGCCGAAAAGACGGCGTTGGTCAAGGCGCTCGGCGAAATGGTGCCGCTGCTCGATCGACTGTCGAAGCGGGTCGACGACATCGCCCGCACTCCGCTTCCGCCGTTGACAATCGCCAGAGGCAGCGTCTCGGTGTCGAAGCAGCAGGACGGCGGTAGCAC